GCCTGTTTTTTAGTTATCCGCATCAGCAGGAGCCTCTTTAGCTTCTGCTTTCTTCTTAGCTGGGGCAGCCTTTTCTACAGGAAAATGTCCAGCCAAGGCGCGATCTTGTAACCATGTAGGCAAGCAGGTCGCGCAGTAGTTAACTGGGTTAACGCCAGGATCAGCTACTGTGTAAGCCGCATCGTTAGAGCAGTTATCGCACTTCATTGGTTCTCCTTTTCTTCCCATAATTCTATCTTAAAAAAGCAATAAGGCGGGCATTGAGCCCGCCCTACTGATTTAATGCTTACTTCTTTTTAGCCTTCTTGGCTTCTGCATCAAGCTTCTTGGTTACTTCACCTGCAAGCGATGCGGCCACACGACCAAACGCCGGATCCTTCTTATTTGCCCAACGTAGTGCAACTGGGATCACGGATGCCCAAAGGGCGTTTGCAACCAGTGTCCATTCACCTGAACCAAACTCTAGTGGTGATGCGATTCCGCTGGTTTGAGTAACAATTACGATCGCGCCGATAATCTGACCGAGCAAGTTACGGGCATACGATTCAATTGCTGCTTTATTCATATAGCTCCTACTTCTTTACTTGACCGCAGGTTGGGCACACTTGTGGTGCTTCTGCGGGGGCAGCAGCCTCTGCTGCTTCTTTGAACTTTGGACGGCCAAAGCCCACGATAGATACCATAACATTCTTTGGGTTCTTTTTCCAAGCGCGAAGCTTAAGGCAGACTTCTCCGCCATTGCGCTGGTCACCCTTCTTGTCTGGGCTGGTATTGCCCTCAATTACTAGACAGGTGCCATCTTTCTTTACGGACTTCACGATACCCACATGGCTGATCCGATCAACGCCATCTGCTGGGAAATCAAAATAGGCGATATCTCCAGGCTGTGGGTCATCTTCGTGCCAGCGTCCAGCCTTCTTAAAAGCATCAGCTCCGGAAGGAGTGTAAACGGTATTAGGTACCTTTACGCCAGCTTCATTCGCGCACCACATAACAAAGCTTCCGCACCATGGTTGGAAGTTAGCTTTTGTGTAGGCGCCATACTTTGTTTCATTGTCTTTTGGACCTTCAACGGTTCCAACTTCTTGCTCAGCCTCTTCAATCAGGCGAGCGGCTGTTCCTAGATCTGCCATTATTTGCTACCTCTTTTTTTAACGAGTAATCCGTAAATCTCATCAACTCGAATTTCAAGTCTGTCAACTTTTGAGTCAAGTTCGTTAACTTTATCTTTGATCGAGCTTCCACCGTTCGGTTTAAGTTCTGCTAGATAATGTTTGACCAGCCATTTGACTCCAAGAGCCGCTGATCCTAATACGCTGATTAATGTGGCTACGAAGCCAAGCCAATCTATTGGGGACACTCTATACACCCATTCTGTCAAAAAGTCAATAGTTTTACCTTAGCAGAATGGTTGTCCGAATAAAATCACATAAGATCTACGCATAAATTACAGCATTAGAATACACGCGTGTCATAATAAAAAATATATATTTTTTACGCTTGACACCGTTTGTAAAGCCTGTGCTAAGGTTGAACCTGATAAGCCACCAGTGATGGTGGCTTTTCGGCACTGAGAGGAGCAGAAATGCTTAATATCAGAAAAGAAGATATGGCAGGAATGGCGGTGCTAGCGGTGTATGGATTAGTTCTAGGAGCTCTTCCACACGCGCTCGCGGCTAATGTAATACCTGAGCCCAAAGTAGCTGAGGTAGTCGTAGTTGATCCGCTGGACGAGTTTAGGAACGCTAAGTCGCTAGACGGCGCGGAACTAAAGTCTCTGCTTAAGGCAGTCGGTTTTGAGGGAAAATCCCTCAGGGTTGCCTGGGCAGTTGCCATGAAAGAGTCAAACGGTCGCCCATTAGCTCATAATGACGATCTAAGTACGGGGGACAACTCTTACGGGATATTCCAGATCAACATGCTTGGTCAACTTGGAATAGATCGACTAGAGAAGTTTGACCTAAAAGCTAATAAGGATCTCTACGATCCAGTAACAAACGCGCAGATTGCTTACCATATGACCGCTGGTGGAAAAGACTGGTCGTCTTGGAAAATCAATCCCGAAGCAAGTAACGGACAACGATACGACTCCTTTTATGAGGAGTTTCCAAAAGGAAAATAATGTACGCAAAAATAGCCGCACCAACCTTTGATGGCACCCAGCCATGTAAAGGAATGAACACGGAAGAATTCTTCCCAGTGGATCGCATAGAAGAAGAGAGATTTAAAAGGGCTATCAAGCCTGTGTGCGATTCTTGCAAGTTCAGATCTGAGTGCCTTCAGTGGGCGCTTGACAATAGAGAGATTGGGATCTGGGCTGGAACAACTACAGATGAGCGACGGCTCATTATTCGACGATTAAGGCGTAAATAGCAAAAAACCCCCTGCCAAACGGCGGGGGGTTTTTTGTTAGGGCTATTAAGAAGCTGTTGCCCAAGGAGTGATTGTGATTGTTGCAGTTGTCGCAACGCTTGCTGCGTTTGCTGCAGTGCTCTGGGTCTTGATGGTGCCATTGGCTCCGCCAAGTGTTCCAGTTGCGTTGACACCAGTTGTATCTGCAACTGTGAAGCCAGAACCTGAAACGGTGATCTGACCTGCACCAGCAGAACCTGTAACTGTCCAAGTACCAAGTGCGTATGCTGGAAGATTGACTGGAGCTTCGCCAGCTGGAGTTCCAGCAACAAGTGTGACCTTGGTGCCTGTTGGGTAATTGGTGTGAGCATTTGTAGCGTAGATAACTGCTGCTGTAGCGCTTGTAGCGTTAAAGCGAGTTACATCTGTACGTGTATTTGTTGCCGCAGTAGCGGTAGTGATATTTGCTGCTTCATAACCAGCGTCCTTAAGAGCATCAAGAGCCAAAGCTGTGGTGAGACCACGAACATCTGGAACGATGATGTAACCAATTCCAGCGCCATCTGCTGCTGTAAGAGCGGTTGTTGATTGAACCTTTCCATACTGACCTGTAATAAGACCAGCGTTTGCCGCGTTAGTTACAGTAAATGAAAGAGCATTTGCTGTAGCCACGGTGGCTGAGGATAGGTTGTAAGCACTAGCTGTAAGGCCGGTGATGTTTACGACATCTCCTGCTGCAAGCTTGTTTTGTGCGGTGTATGTAACGGTTGTGCCGTCACCTGAAACTGCTGTAATGATGTAGTTGCCAGCTCCAGCGGTGAATGCTGGATATCCTGACCAACCTGCTTCTGCGTTTGCGTGGTTGTCAAGGGCGGCGTTAAGGCGAGCGCTTGGATAGACGGAATATCCGCTCCAATCGTAGTTTTGAGCTGCATCAGCAGCCACGACTACGGTAGCACCGCCATCTGTACGATCATCATTTGGCTGCATAGGGAAGTTACCCCATACAAAGTCAACTGCTTGTTGACCCGATGTATCTGTTGCCATTAAATTACCTTTTCTCTAGAGTGGTATAGCGCCTGATCGGGGCGCCCTACTATTGTCTAAGAGCTTTTAGGCTTTGTCATGGCTACCTAACGGAGATTAAGCAGGGACTCGTCCCAGTCTCGATACCAACAGGCTTTGTTCCCTTCCGTTGGGTGACCGTTCCAAGAAAAGTCCCCTGTTGTTGCCGATGGGGGTTTGTTCCAGTATTTCCATCCTTGAAGCCTTCCAGCCTGATTCATGTTTCTTTGTATATAACTAGTGAAGGTGCTTCCAGAACTGCCGATAAAGTCTTGCGAGTAGTGCATAACAAGATTACAGAGTAGCCCAAAGGACACCTCATCTTGAAACTTAAACTCCTTAAATTCTTTCTCAAAGTTATTGATTATGTACTCGTCTAAAAGAATAAATTTGTCTTTATTGCGTAAGACCATAGTGTTAGTGGGTTCGTCTGTGGAAAGGATCACGGGAAGATCTCCCACTAGTTCGTCTAAGCCAGCAGTAAACTGCTCAAATGTAGGTTTATCGTATTGATTGTCAGTCAGCCGTAAATGGGCTCCCTTGAACCTGCCAATAGAGTTTGCTATAACCTCAGATAGTTGAATGTATTCCGCTTTAAATCTAACCTTAGACAAGGCTTGATCTAACTCCTTTGATCGATCATAAAAAAAGGTTGAATATTGCCCTAGTGTACGTTTCAAGTGAATATTTTTATTAGGGGGAATAATAAGGTTTTTCCGTTTAAAGGCAAAAGCAAGTTCTCTCTTAGAGGTCTCCCTAATAGAACTGTAATAGTCCATCATGTCCTCTATAAGGATGTCTTCTTGAGGAAAATAAGGTATTTTGTCTTCTATTAATATAATACTGTTGTACGGCTCAAAGTCTAACAAGTCGTCAATTCTTGGGTACTGGTCATATCTTAAAAAATTGTCTCGTTTATTCCATTGCCAGTTTGCACTGTATATACCGACACGATTGTTGTCATAAACCGAATTAGGACGATCCCTTAGGTTGTGCACTACTAAATCTCTCTTATATACATAAGAAAGACCTACGGCTAACTCCATACTTATAGTCTGATTAAATAATCCACAAGGGTTGTAAAGTTGAAAAAATATTAAATTATTTTTCATTTTCAATCTGTTTTACGATCCAGTCGTAGGTATGTTTTAACCCTTCTTCTAAGTTTTCTTTTGGAGACCTGCCTAGAACCTTGTGTATTAAATTATTATCAGATGTTCTTGCCTTTACCCCAGTTGGGCCTTCAATATGTATCTTTTTAAGATCTTTGTTTGCAATAGCACAGACCATATCAACTAATTGATTTATAGACACCGTGGCTGTAGAACCAATATTAATAGGATCAAAAAAAGTTCTTTCTCTATAAAAAGCTTTAGTAAACTCTACGCACTCGTCAACATACAAAAAAGATCTAAGCTGCGACCCATCTCCCCAAATTTCTATATTGTCAGTTGCTTGAGCTACTTTTCGACAAATAGCAGCAGGGGCTTTTTCTTTCCCACCTTTCCAGGTACCTTGAGGACCAAAAACATTGTGGTATCTTCCAATTTTATTTTTCATACCGTAGTCTCGGTTGTATGCTAAATAAATGCGCTCGCTAAAAAGTTTTTCCCATCCATATTCGGTATCTGGATGCGCTGGATAAGCGGTACTTTCCTCACATGTAAAGTTATTAGGATTTATTTGATTATGTTCTGGGTATACGCAAGCCGAAGAAGAGAAAAAAACTCCGTGAATGCCTACTTCTTCTGCTCGTCTAACTATATTTAAGTTTATTAACGCCGAATTAGTTAATATAGAAGCATCATGGCTAGAACTTATGTACCCAATACCGCCCATGTCAGCCGCTAATTGGTATACCTCATCGTATTTTTGAGACATGACCCTATTTACTGTGTATCTATCTCGTAAATCAGCAACTACAAACACATCAGCTTGTGATTTACCAAATTCTGGATGTTTTATATCCGACCCAACAACCCAATACCCTTCTTCTTTTAACGAGGTAACAAGGTGATTGCCAATAAAACCGCCAGCACCAAAAACTAAAGCCGTCTTACTCATGGTGCTCCTTACATCATCTGTTGAGGTTCTTTTTCTTTGTTAGCTCTAATATGCGTAAACAAGTAGTTAGGTCCTTCTGTAAAGTACCAATGATCTGGCTCGCAAAAGAAGAAAAAGGCATTGCACACCAAATTTGTTTCTGGGTTAGGAAACGCCTCTCTCCAATGTTCTTGATCATTACCATACATAAATAAAGCGTCGTTTTCTAACAAGGTATAGGGCTTACCCTCTGCCCAAATATCCCAAGGTTCTTTTTGAAAAACGCAAAGGTCAATGTGATATGTGCATGCGTTATCATCTTTATGTTTCCAAAGACGCGCTGCTTCTCCTTCGTAAGTGCTCATTAAACACCAAGATGGTTTTAAAGTAGGACTACCAAAGTACTCTCGCGCTATCTCAGTTAGTAACTCATGAATTCTAGAGAGTTCAGGCTCACCATGCCATTGATGTCTGCCAAAACCAGGTTCGTACGCCGGTCTATTAGCCCAAAGATCCATAGCGTGTCTTTGAAGGTTTTTAAGTTCTTCTGGTGGAAGCAGGTTATTTACTATAAACGGCTCTTTTATAATTACGGGGTACTCTGTTGACATAATTACCACTTTCCTAGAGGACAGGTTGCATGCTCAAGTTTGGTCTTTGCAACCATAAAGCACCCGCACTTTTTGCACTGCTTAGTTACTTTAATGAGTTCTGGGCAAGCTAAGCACATCTCATACCGTTCAGTGGCTTTTTCCTCTGTTGTATAGGCATTACGATCCAACATGTCCCAAGGACGAGTTTCGCCTAAGTTCTTTTTATACCTCTGCCAGGGGGTTAATTCATTTTCACTCATGAGGCTATCCTACAGGAGAATTAAAAAATACCCCATCCCATGTGTAGCCAACTGTAATATTGCCGTCAGTTGGGACAATTTTTGGGTTTGAGTCAAGACCTGCCACTGATCGATCAAATTCCTCTGGATCCATATCCTCTTTTACATAGGTGAGGATACCAACCACATCGTTATCTGCAACAACGGCATATCTAGCAACCCCCTCAGGTACACTCTCTCCAGTAGATAATGGGTTTTCCATATCAACATCTTCTGGTGCGTAAAAGTTACCTTCTTTATAAAAGTAGGTTTTGTTTACATCTGGATAGCTATTAACATTTACAATTGTAGGATCGGAACTGAAAACAGCTATCCATTTTTCCAAAGATGAAACTGAGTCATCAAAGCGGGTGACATAAAAGACATCACCGTCAGATATAAAGGCAAAATGCTTTAGCATAGGTAGCCTCCTAGGTTAGTACACTGACATGATGCGTTGTAGGTTCCAATTCTAATACATGGATCAGGGCAGCAACCACAGAGATTACAGGAAGCATAAACTTCGCAAGACTGACCCTGACAACTTGCAGTAGGTGTAGGCGCTACAGGTGTTGGTGCCACTGGAGTAGGCGCTACTGGAGTAGGTGCCACTGGTGTTGGAGCTACTGGAGTAGGCGCTACAGGTGTTGGAGCGACTGGAGTTGGGGCAACAGGAGTTGGCGCTACTGGGGTCGGAGCAACAGGTGTAGGTCCGCAAGTAGTTGACTGACAGTTTGGATATGAGGACTGTGAACATGTGATGTTGTAACCAGTACCTGTTTGAGAAATATTAGTTATCTCTTGTGAGTAAGAACAGTTTCCTGCACCGGCGCATTGAGAGCTTGTAGTACAGAACCATGAGCCAGCGACTGGTGTAGGGGCTACTGGAGTAGGGGCTACTGGCGTTGGAGCTACTGGTGTTGGAGCGCAGCATGTATTGATCACGCTTGTAGTTGGTCCAGAACTTACTGAGTATGGGGAGCAAACATCTACCGCAAAAGCATTTGCAGCAGCTTGACTTGGGAAACTTCCAACTTTTACATCGCAATCTGGGCCACTGCAACACCAGTAATAAGTAGTTAGTGCTACTGGAGTAGGCGCTACTGGAGTAGGTGCCACTGGTGTAGGAGCTACAGGCGTTGGTGCAACTGGTGTAGGAGCTACAGGAGTAGGTGCGACAGGAGTAGGGGCAACTGGTGTAGGAGCTACAGGGGTCGGTGCTACTGGAGTTGGAGCAACTGGTGTTGGTGCGACTGGGGTTGGTGCTACAGGTGTTGGAGTTGGTGCAGGTTCACAAACTGATCGCCAAGTTCCTGCTACTTTTACATAAGAGTTAGTTACGGTACGCCAGGTATTACTTACTTTTACATTACCGCACTCAGCAGCTTGATCTGCCGATACAGTGCGCCAAGTCCCACCAACCTTTATGTACTCGGCCATGGTTTACGTATACTTTAACCAGACATCCCCATCATTTCCACCAGTAGGAGTGGAGGTGGAGACATGAATTGTTCTTACATAACCAGATGATGCGGGAGCTACAGTAGTCATAGTTCCATCAGCATTTACTGTAGTAACAGCTGTTCCCGCAGAAGTCTGCCATTCCTGCAATGTAGCGCTTTGGCTTGCTGCGCCACGGACAACAAGACCCTTTGTTGCTGCGGATCCGGCAACAATAATGTTTCCAGAATCTCCAGCTTTTCTAATATATTGACTGTGAGCATCAGAAACAACACCGATCTCAATGTTAGCTAATCGAGCTGAGACGGAAGCAAAGGATGTAGCGGTGCTAGCAAATGTGCCAGAGGCGGAAGGGGCTGTTGAAAGATTAGGGTTTACGCCAAGGATAGACTCAATGGCTACTACTTCTTCTTGAAGGCTATTTGGGTGAGAGGCATCAATGATGTCAATGATGTTCTGCTTAGTAGTAAAGACCGCAACAGAGGTTGGGTAGGAGGCCGCCATCTTGTTCCTTTCAAGCTTTAAGGTACTACGGTAGGGGAATTACTTTATGTTTTCCGCCTAAACTAGTTCTGTGACTCTCCTCGTTGACCGCGTCCCGGCTTTAAGTGAGTCCAGATCGTTGGTTTTTCTGCTTCATTCAAAAAGAATTCTCTTCTACCAAATCTAGTGTCGTTTATTACAACCTTTTTTGCCTTTTTAGGTTTTTTCTTCATGGAGACCACCGACGCCACTGTCGTCCTTGAGTATCAATTCCTTTAACAGGTCTACCCCACACTCTGGTTAAGGCATCCCTGCCGGATCTAGTGGATCCTACTTTTTTAGATAAAGCTCGAGCTTGCTCTGTAGTTTTAGACAGAGGTAGTTTTTTAGGCATTTTTGCCTACTTGTTAAACTCGTCAAGGTTTACAGCAGGAAGGTGTCGAGTCTTTTCAACATAGGTCTTAAACTCTTCCCAACGCCGACCACCAGGCAAAGCGCGAGGTCCTGTTGTAATTTCTCTTGGAGAAACAATTTCAGCGTCGTAAATTTCTGGTTCTTTAGCAACAGGGCTTACTGGATCAGGCTCAATTACAGTACCTGTAAGAACTTCTGGCTTAGATCCTTTTGCAGCTTTATTAGCTTTGCCCTTTTTCTTTGCAGCCTTGTTTAATGTTCCTGAAATTCCACCAGTGCTCTTGCCAATAAGGCTACCAATGGTTCTAGCTGTTCCTACTTCGTCTGCTGCCATAATCTGATTCTAGATTCTTTCTTGGTTATAAAACGGCTAAAGGGGCGCGATTACCGCGCCCCCGCCAAGGATTACCAGTTCTCGTCTGGATCGTGCTTTTCAGGCTGTGGAGAGGTAGAAACAACTTCTGCTGCGGCAACAACCGCAGTTCCTCCAGCAGCTTTTACCAAGATGTCGTGACCATTTTGCTTAGCCTCAACTTGTAGATCAGCAGCGCTCTTAGCCTTAGTATCAACAGCGGCAAAGGCGGCATTGATCTCATCAAGATCTAACTTGCCGTCATTCATAAAGCCACGAGCAAGCTTCTCAACAACCGCAGCAACGGCTGTAAGACCAGCGACAGTTACGGCTGTAATAGTATCTACGCCAGCAATAGCTCCGGCACCGATTACAGAAAGACCGCTAGCAGCGAAGGTAGCGACGATTCTTAATATGATATTTCCAAGTGATTTCATTAGTCTTCTTCCTTAGGGTTTCTCAATGGATATGTGATCGCCCACGCAACAAGCGTTCCGATAATCGCATAACCAACGACTGTTTTTGCACTACCATCAAGAACGACCCAAGCAATGAACATGCCTAGGAGTGTCCATAGTTGGTCAACCATGTCCTTAAGTAGCTTTACCATCTTTCCCTTCCTCTAGTTCCTTTGGAACTTCCTCCAGAAGCCCCGCCGCCTCCAGAACTTCCGCCTCCTGTTGATCCACCTGTAGTGGTGGTCGCAGTAGCGGCAGCGGCCATAGTGGCAGCGTTAACTGCCGCTTGACCTGCAATAACAGCAGCAACAACTATTTTTTCGGATTCTTCGCGCTCTTCTTCAGACATATCCGCACCTATGCTTCCTAGTGCGGTTAATACCTGACCTGGGTCTTCAAATATTGCGCCGAGCATCTCTGCGGGGTTCTCTAACAAAACTAGAGCCGCAGCAACTTCTGCTTCAATAATAACGGGATTTCCGTCTTCGTCAGTTCTAACATCAACTGGGGTGGCTGGAGGGAGGTCAGCATAAGAAATACCAGCCTCTTTGAGTGTTTCTGCGCTCACTGCCTCTCCCGGCTTTAGCTCTTCAAGGATCGCAGTAACAACAACTTCTTTTTCTTCAGCGGTCAGTTTGCCGTCGGCTAGAGCGTCATTGACAGCTTCTGTAACCGATGGTGTACTATCTGAGGATGTTTCTTCCAACTGATTATTTTGCTCTTGTTCTTCTGACTGTGGCTGTTCTGATTCTTCAGTACTACTCTCAGTCTGAGACTCGTCGCTTTCGTCTGTTTGTTCGTTTTCTGTTTCTGGTGACTCTGGCTCTGTGGGCTGTGGTTCTTCTGTTGAGTCTGTAGGTTCAGATGAGTCTGTGGGTTGATCTGTATCGTCTTCAGGAAGATCTTCGGGATTGTCAGAATCGTCTAGACTGTCTGGTTGAGTGTCATCTGGAAGAGTTTCCGACGGATTTTCTTCCGGACTTTGTGTTTCTTCTTCAGAAGGTTCTTCGACAGGCTCTTGAGGAGATTCAGGTTCTTCAGCAGGATCTTCGGTCTCAGGTTCGACCGGCGGTTCAACAGGCTCTACAGGAGATGTTGGTTGATCCGGAACACCAGGAGTTGATGGTTCGGTTGGCTGAGTCGGAGGCACAGGATCAACAGGTTGCGGTTGCACGGGCTGAACAGGCTCAGAAGGAGTAGTAGGTGTTGGGTTTTCTGGTTGGACTGGTTGTGGGGTTGGCTCTGGCTGTGGTTGCGGCTCTGGTTGTGGTGTGGGTGTGGGAGTCGGAGTGGGCTCAGGTGATGGAGCGGGCGCGGACTGAACAGGAGTTTGAAGAGCTGTAACAGCAGTTGCAACAGTTGCTGTTGCTGTGTCTGCCAACTGATTTGCGGTTGTTACCGCAGTAGTTAAAGTTTCTTGAGCGGTTGTTAAAGTAGCTTGCTCTGTTGTTAAAGTAGTTTGAGCAGTTGTTAGGTTTTGTTCAGCTGTTGTTTTGGCTGCTGTAAGGGTGTTTAATTCCGCAGTTTCTGTGGCCACTACAGTTGTTTGTGTTGAGATCTGAGCAGTCAATGTCTCATTAGTTACATTAGTCATCTGTTGTACAGGCTGACCTGCGGTCTCACGCACACCTGTACGAGGTCCGTTCCAAAGATTAGTGGTATTTCCGGAAATAGTTCCCGCACCAGTCCACTCGCCTGTTTCTGGGTTAACTGTCATCTTCCAATTAACGGTGGTGATCGGACCATTTGCATCCCCAAATCGATGAAGATTCCAATCAACCTCTAGCGTAGTGTCTGTTGTAGTAACAACTGTAGATGCTCCAGGTCCAGCGTTTTGATAATCGCTGGCAAAGACAGAGATGCTTGGGCCGTTAGGGAAATCCCACCAGTTAAAGTCACCAGTGCCAAAGGTAATTGTTGCTTTAGAGGTTACATAGATCTGGCTGTTTGCGCCCTGACCCTCGTATACGGTATTGCCCATCTTTATATCAAATGGGGTTTGGATCTTAGTTGCCGCGTCGTACATGACGGGCAAGGTGGTGGTAGTAACGGTTGGCGTGTCTACTGGGGCTGGTGCTACATAACCAGCAGTTGTGTATGTTTTACTATCCGCTGGGGTATTTTGTAAAGCGGTTAGCGTATTAGTTTCTTGAGTAACTACTGTTTGCTGAGTAGCAACCGCAGCAGTTGCTGTTGCTACAGTTGCAGTAGCTGACTCAACCGCAGTCGTAGCAGTTGCTACTACAACTGTTTGAGACTCTACAGCAGCCTGTACGACTACAGCCACAGCAGTAGCGGACTCCGCGGCAGTGATCGCAACTTGAGCAGCTTGAACTTCTGGAGCAGCAGCAGATTGTTGAGCTGGACTTGCGTTTTCAACAGCAGTGTTTAGTGTTACAGTTGCTGTCTCTATTTTTGCTTGAACGGAGGTTACCGTTGGAGAATCAGTGGTGGTTGGTTGGGTTCCCGTTGTTGTCGTTTCTGTCTGGGTGGATTGTTGGGTGGATTCAGACGAGGGAGCCGTTGTTGGCGAAGCTTCGGGTGTTGGAGAAGGTGACGGTTCCGAAGTTGGTTGAGGACTTGAAGTGGGCGAAGGCGAAGGTTCAGGCGCAGGAGTCGGACTTGAAGCGGATGAATCAGAAGTTGGAGAAGGACTCGTGGTCGGGGATGGACTTGCCTCAGCAGAATATGTCGTATTGGCGGGTTGAGGGTCCGAAGTTGAAGCAGAGGGTTCTGGACTTGGAGATGGAGCTGGAGTCGCTTCGCTCGAAGACGGTGTGGAAGGAGTAGTCTCCTCCGCATAGGCATGCGACACTGTAAGAAGTCCATAAATAAATATGGCTCCTGCTATAAAGTATATTCGTTGTAAAGATCCGTTTAGTGCTGCGAATAAACGCAGATTAACTATGGCTCTCTCCTCTAGCTCATTACTATTCTAGAGCAAGCATTACACTTTCTGGATCGTATATTTCAATAGCCTTTGCTATTAAATTACTTTCTTTTTCTCTTGCGTGATGACCGCAAAACATTAACTCACCGTTTAAAAACTTAGCTACCACTTTTGCTGCTGCTGAGCAAGAATCGCATCGATCTAATGCAGTTAGTTCTCTATCTAAAGTTTTATTGATCATGACGGCGAATATCCCACTTTTCTCCATGACGCTCAGCCATTTGGTTATAGGCTTCTTCTCCAATATGAGATCCGGAAAACGAGATTTCTGGATTGCTTCTGCTCGTCATGGTAAAGGGTATAAACAAGCCTTTTCCAGTTTTTACATCTACTTTTGACACACCTGTTTTATCCATCTTATGGATACCTTCGGCGCCTACATCAATAGTAGTCCCGCCTTCATTAAAATCTTCATTATTGCGTGGCATGCAACTATGATTCCATATGCTCAGTTACAAGTCTGCCAATAAGCCATTCAACAACAGGAACTGCCACGGCATTGCCCATTTGCTTGTATCTAGAGCTATCTGACTGCCCTTCTGTCCATCCATCTGGAAAACCCTGTAAGCGCTCGCATTCAGTAGGTGTAAGGCGTCGTACCGTTGATTTAGCGGACATATAGCCCATCCCTTCTGAGGTAGTGCCTAAAGCTGGGCTTACAGCCCCGCTCACAGGCGTTTGTTTAATATGGAACGCAAGAGACTCTATCACTCCTGTGGACTGCTTTGTACCAGCCCGTAGAGTCTGGTGCGTCTCCGCTACAGTGTCGTTGTACTCATCATAGGCGACTACCAGCTTGTTTTCTTCAACATATTGATTGCCAACGCCTTTGTAGTCTCGCGCCTGTAAGGTACCAACTATGTTTTGATCCTTTTGCATATCTGTCTCCTCAATGAGAACCATAGGCATATTGTTGCCACCAGTGCCCATTCTTGCTTGTAGGGTGTTGATTACATCTTTTTGAAACCGCACATCATCTACTCGATTACCATAAAATATGATCAAAGTAGTCGCCCTTACTGAACCAGTATTATCAAAGCCGTTAAGAGTAGCGGCCACAGTAGTTGAAGCCCAAGACTCATAATCATCATCGTTTTGAGCCCTACGATTTTTAACAAAAAACTCATTTGTCAAAGACTACAACGCTTCCTTCCATCAGCTCTTGATGGTTAGAGTAGTTCTTTGCTCCAAAGGCTGTTGTGATCGTTCCAACAACACCTTCTGGATACACAAGATCAGTAGCGTCTTTCCAATCTCTTGCTTTTAATGCACTGGCTTTCTCATCAATTTCGTAATCTCCAAAGCCACGCATACGAGCTATTCGATCTCTAGATCCTTCACTTGACTTTGAAGTGCTTCTCTTAGAACTGGTGGAAGTGTCTTCCCCCTGCGTTCCGCTCTGCGAAGAATTCCCGCGCAAGCTTTCGGGCTCAAATAAAACTTTTCCAACACTGGTTCCGTCTGGATTACGTCTGCCAACGATGAAGACACGCCTCCGTCGTTGGGGTACTCCAAAGTATTGAGCGTCAAGCACACGCCAGGCGACGCTATACCCGAGGTCGGCCAACGTTCCAATGACGATTCCCATGTCTTTTCCTTTGTTCGAAGAAAGTAGACCGGGGACATTTTCAAGGATGAACCATTCCGTTTCTGTTTCTTGAATAAGTCTGGCAATTTCCCAGAAAAGCCCGCTGCGTTCGCCAGCCAAGCCAGCGCGTCTTCCAGCCACGGATAAGTCTTGGCAGGGAAATCCGCCGGTAATGATTCCGTTTCTAGGTTCAAATCCAGCTCGTATGAGTTGCTCACCTGTTACCTCCTGAACATCGCTAAATAACTTAGCATTTGGGAAATGTTGCGCCAATATTTTGCTTGCATTTTTATCAATTTCGCATGTAGCAACGACTTTAACGCCATGTTTTTCCATGGCTAGATCAAAACCGCCTACACCTGCAAAGAGACTAACTCCAGTCATTTGTGCCATAACCGGAGTGTATCAGGTGTTACCAGTTACTTAGAACTCCCGGCAAGTCATCTTTTTGATACGGGACTTGAGGCGTAGATTTGGGTGTGGGAGCGGAAGGGGACATAGAAGCTGTTGATGTATTATTGATTCCAGACGGCTGGATCTTAGCCGATCCAAACTGTGGCTTTTTAGGTTTTAAGTCAAACTGCGACTGGCTTGGGATCATTTCTTTTTAGTTAGTTTTGATCCTGAGACATAGTTGCCTTTAGCGTTGTATTGATCTGAACGCTTGCCGCTAGTGTCTCCACCAATTGCCTGAAACACATCTTTTATTTGTGCTCTAGTGTTCCAGCCAGCGCGGGTTGAGTTGTCAGCTTGAGTTTGACGCTGTCCAGGGCGAGAGTTTTCAAAATCAAAACTAGCCCATGCGCCTGTACCAAGAGCCGTAGGGATATCGCGAGCTTCACGAGCAATATTGCCGACATAGTTTCCTACTTTTTTAACGGCGTTAATTGGATTAGGGAACTGAAGGTTTGAAGGAAACATTATTTGATTTGATCCAATCCGCCAAGAGCACCAATGACGCCACCGCTAATGCCGCCTCCTCTAGCTGTTCCACCGGGTACTTTACGCACATTGTTTTTGTAAACTTTTCCTGATGTACTGGTGTTATAAATATCTGAACTAAACATGCCTACTGTAACACCCGGCTTTCCCGCTTCTTTTCCAGTAGCAGGTTTATATGCTGGAGTGACCATACGCTCAAGGGCTTTTAAGCCTTCAGGAGCTTTACTAAAATCTACTGGCTTTTTGCCAAATTGCGGTGTCTGCGGTTCCATTATTTTTCCTTCTTTCCGGCCCTGCGTTTGTTCTCTTTGGCTGTGTTCTTTCCGTGCTTCAACGCTCTAAGGTTACCTTTTGAGTCGTTGTTATGGTTGTTATCTTTATGGTCAACGTCTGTCCCTCGGGGTAGTTTTCCGTTCTTCGATTCATAATCGGCTCTCGCCTTATTCTTCGAAGTAGTGACCCACTTACCGTCTACTTTTTTCTTGTAGACGTAGATAGGACGACCTCCGTTCTGTTTGGATCCTTTGTAGGGTCCAAACTTCTTCGTTTCAGCCATTGCTTTCATCTTTTCTACGAAGCTTTTCTATCTTCTTGCCTTCTTTACGATTACGACGACGCTCTGATGGACCAACAGCTGGACCAAAAGGAGTGCCTTCAGTCCGATACTTCTCGTTAGATAGCGCGGCAAATACGCGCCCTGGGTGCTTAGATCGATCAGTAGCCATGGTTATATGATAGCGCTCGGATTCCAAGGACCTTGTTCTTCATCTTTTTTCTTACCGCCCAACAACATTCCCGCAGCGATCCCAAGACCAGCAGCAGGTAAAGCAAGTCCTGGTAAAGATTTAAACTGTGCTCCTATAGACGGTTTTGTTGCAGGAACTGGAAGTGGTGCTGTTTTTGAATCTGTTTTTACTTTTGGTTTTGGTGCAGGTTTAGGAGCTGGTGCCGGTGCTGGTTTTGGTTCAGGTTTAGGAGCGGGAGCTGGTGCTGGCTTAGGAGCTGGCGCTGGTTTTGGAATAGGTTTAGGAGTTGGTGTGACTGGCTTTGGTCGTGGATAACCAGGAGCACCAGGAAGATCATTAGGTTTTTCTGCTGGCTTTGACGGATACCAAGGTTGTGGTTTTGTAGCTGGCGGTTTTACTGGAGTAGCAGGTTTAACTGCTGGACCTCTGAATTGAGATCCCATAAGATCGGATGGACCGGGGGCGCCCTTTACAGTACCGCTTCTAACACTAGATTCAACAACTTCTTTTGCTCCTTGTTTAGCAGCAGCTTTAACGCCAGCCTTTGCACCTTGTTTAACAACAGTGCCGGCACCACCAGTAAAAATAGTAGAGCCTAATTCAAGAGCACCTGCGCCAGCTGATTTTAGTGCGCCAGTAACATCGCCTTCAGCGGCTTTTGTAAAAACACGACCGAAATCGTCTACGCCAAGCATTTCATCTGTGATGAAACGCCCAACCTTTTTAAGAGGATTTTCGGCCACGGCTACCTCGTCTTCTTATTTAAAGAGCGATTGAGAATATCTTGTGCTTGCTCAGATACATTGTACGGAACATAGCTTGGTCGTGGACCCGAAAACTGACCCACATTCTTATTTCTTACATCTTTGGCTTTTGCGGGCTTCTTTTTCTTTGTTTTTTTATCAGGACCGAAAGCGCGTTCAGCTCGGCTCCGACCAACAGCCGGATCTTTAGGCATTACTTCTTCCTAGCTCGACGGGCGTTAGAAGCGCGATTTGGATTCCACTTAGCCCAGTCAACCATCTTGGCGCGACGCTCTGCCTTTTCTGAGTCTGACTTTGACTTTCCTTTACCTGATACAGGACGAGCGGCTTGCCACTTTTTAACTTGTTTCTCTCGTGCAGGGGTGTTTGCGCGAGTCATGGTGGTTGGCTCTTTACGAGTTTCAACTTCTGCTTTAGAAGCATTAGCTTTGTAGTTAGGGTTTGCTTTTCCCCATGCTCGCATATTTGCAGTACTGCGTACCTTAGGTTGACTTGCTTTCCATTCAGCGTTGTTAACGCGTTTTGCTTTAGCCATTCTTTTTCTCCCTTGGGTACTTTTCTAGACGAGCTTTAATAGTTCCGTCTTTGCGTAGACGAACGATCCAACCATCTTTGATCTGGGTTTTATTAAATCCATGATGTGTCTTAAGCTTTCCGCTACTCATTTCTTTTTCTTTCTTTTTCCGTATTGATATCCGCCTTGTGCATAATAATCTTCTACCGACATAGTGGTAGGTAATTGATAACGTCGTGGGAGGTGAACTGATAGCTCGCCAGTCTCGCGTGTCCATTTGACTGGTTTTGGCTTTTCATCATTAGGAAGACGATATTCGTCATCGCTATCAGAAAACTGCGCTCCTCTTTCTGGCATTTAGCAATCCCAAGCTCGAAGCGATTTGTTAATTCTTGAATTTGGATCTTTAGCTGTTTTAGAAGAAGTATTTTTCTTTTTCATACCCTCCATACGAGAGCAGAATGATTTGCGACGAGCAGCAGACTTTGGAGATTTCTTTGCTTGCTCACGCTTTACTGGTGGCTTAAGGTCAGATCCTGGGTTAGCTCTTTCGTAAGACTTGCGTCCTTTTTCATTAAGACCGCCTTTAGCGTTCTTACCTTCTTTTCGTGTCCAAGCTTCTGTCTTCGCCACGTTTTTTTCTCCTTAAATTCCAAAGAAATGCGTACTTTAGTTTCTCACAAAAGAGTTCAACTTTCTGCTCTACTTTACCCCTAGGTGTTTCATGGTAGTTATGCCAGTTATTAATGGGGTTTTTATATAGTTCGCTAAAGTGTCTACGAGCCATTAGTGCTCCCAGTCAGGGCCAGCAATCCTTTTGGCGTTAAGACGCTCTGCGATCTCCGCTTTTGTTAGAGGACGGACAGGGACGGGGATGACGCGGGAGTCTCCGAACATCTCTGTACGCATCTCTTTAAGCTTCTTGGTACGAGTGAAGTCAATGACATCATCGTTCTTAAATACGCGGTTGGGATCTCGCGCTCTGTCTTTTGCCATAAGTGGACCAAACCCTTCAAACGGTTCGTCGTACTCCATAAGTGTGCCTCATTTCTCATCTGCTTTCATTGCATAGTGGGCATATGCTAGCGATAAGAGTTCTATTAGTTGATCAGCGCTATCGGCGTGTTTCTCACGAAAATGTTTCTTCCAAGCGAGGGCATCAAACTTAGAGGAGGCGCACCCGTTATTAATGTCAGAATAGACGACTTTATAGAATTGATGAAGCACCCCGTCCTCATCTTCAAGATCTAGAAGCCACTGTGTAAAACGCACGAGCAGAAGTGTGGCATTTGCTAAGGCGTTAAAAGTGCTTAAGTGGAGATGCCCAGAATCGAACTGGGGTCTTACTAGTACCGACGAGCGGTCTTTCTAGCAATCGACACCATTTCATCCCCGTGTAAAAAGTATAACTAAGCTCTGACGATTTTTTTCTATGTAATACACCGTTAGCGCATGATCACAAGTGCGGAGGCGAAAGGTGCGTCATCCTTGCCCTCATTGAACTTAAGGCGTCCACGTATGAGGCGGTACTCATGCTTCATGCAGTAGTCGTGCCACCAACTGGTATCTGTTCGTGCGGGAATAAGGCATACCACAGTTGCCCCGTGGGAAGCTTCTAGATCGGCTTTGGAGAGCCATTGCTTCATTGTCCGTCCGTATGGAGGGTTAAGCCATATTGTCTTGCCATCTTGGCACCAATCGTTTAAGAAGGCATCGCGCCGAATAGGTTCGGGATGATCTGGACCATACCAGTTGTCACATAAAGCAGAAGAAGCTACCGCCGCCGCATCTAGATCAAAGGTGAATTCTTTTGAGATTTCCGCAAAGAAGGTCTTCGGCGTCGTCCACTTATCATCCAGAGATGTCTTAGACACGGCTCTGTGGAAGAACATATCCCGCGAATAATCGTAATCAAAAGTCATGGAGAGCAGTTTACATGGACATGCTCAGGTCCCTTTGCATACGGCCAGCTATCTCACGATAGTAATTCCACCGCATTGGCAATTCCGATCATAACAGGATCATGTCGTTCCCGCGCCGAATTTAGGCTACTGCCTCAGCCTATAGACGTTACTCATAGGTGAAGCCTGGCGGCCCTCTGGATCCGGTCCCGGCTTAACCCCCGGGGGGTCCCGGCTAGAGCTCAGAGAACACAGAGGCAATTGTTATCTAATCGTTATGTGTCTATGTATTGACTCTTCATGCTGTGGCACTAGTGTGTGTGTGTGGGAAATTCCCGCATCTGATAGGAGCTATAACTATGAATCGCAAGGAAATTGAACAGCGCATAACCGACGCTGTCACAGCACAACTACGGGAGGGCAAGGTACCGTGGCGCAAGCCATGGACATGCGAGGGATATCTGCCTACATCATTGCAGACTGGCAGGGCTTATCGTGGCATGAATCGTTTATTACTCTCTATGGTAGGCGGACAATATGCCCGCCCGCTATGGGTGACCTACAAGCAAGCACAATTCCTAGGCGGTAATGTCCGCAAGGGTGAAAAGGGCATGCCGATTATTTATTATTCAATGCTCGATTCAATAGACAAGGAAACCCTATTGCCTAAGCGTGTCCCGCTGTTGCGTCTCTCTACCGTGTTTAATGTTGAACAGTGCGAGGGCGTGACTATTCCCGCAAAATTGTGGCACAAGCGTGAGCCCGTCGCTGTATCTGATGGCATTCAAGCGCTATTGGATAAATACACAAGCAAGCCAGAAATTTATCATCGGGCGGGAGATGAAGCGTTTTATTCTCCAATGCTTGATTCAATCACAGTGCCTAATCTTGAACAGTACGAGAGGGCAGAAGACTACGCCTACACTCTCGCTCATGAATTGACACACAGCACAAGCCATGAATCGCGCTTGAATCGTAAAGCGGACGGTTTCGCGCCATTCGGTAGCGCTAACTATGCGCTTGAGGAATTGGTAGCCGATATCGGGGCACAGATGACACTCTCAGAATTGGGCGTGAGCATTGACACAATCAACAGCGCATCCTATGTCGCGGGATGGTTGAGCGCTCTATCTAATGACACAAGCTTGATTCTCAAGGCAAGCGCACAAGCACAGAAAGCTTGCGATTACATGCTAGGGATCAAGCACGAGACAGATGTCGCCGAGACTGTAGAAGAGGAGGCATTAACAGTCTAGGCGCCTATCAGATGGGCGAGGCGCGGGAGTGGTTGCCCGCGCCAAGCTCGTAGATCGATCAGAGCTCGCACCGATCGAGAATGTTTGTGTTGGCCCTCCCACCCCGTTTACTCTAGGGAGTAGTAGTAAGAGATTAGCTCCGGATTCCCGGCTAGTTCCAGGGAAATCGTTATCAAATCGTTATGTGTCGTTTATTGTATTTCGTGTCGCTATCCATAAAAATAAGACCCGTTAGCAACCACGCTAACACCACTACTGATAGGAGTAAAAAGTGGATACTACGACACTAGAGAAAGAGGGCTTGCGACTTATCCAAGCAACCTTATCTCAGTATCAAGACGGCAAAGAGTTATCTGCCGACAGTATCAAAACTATCGCTGAAGCCGTCAGCGAAAGTCTAAATCTCCGAGATTACCTTCTCGGACTACCTGCCGACTATGACCTAGTTATTGTCGGTGGCTATGTGGAAGCACTAATGGAAAGTAATGCTATTCCTACCGAATACGCTCACCCTTTCTACACTATCCTTTCCGCCTTCTATGATGAGGCTGGGGATAAAGATAGAGCGTGGCTCGCTCTAACCGAGGCTAAGCAACTAAAGCCTGATTACTCTCTCGCAAACCTTCTAACAAAGGTAATAACTGCTACCAACTTTACAAGTTGGGAAAGTATGCGAAATCAACTTCACCCTAAAGTGAAGGCAGAACTAGGCGCATAAGTGCCAACACCTGAGCAAGTGGATAAAAGGCTCAACCAACCAAACCAACTAACTGATAGGAGTAAATAAAATGGCTGGTATCAAAGCGAAAGTAGCAGTAGCGAAAGTTATTGCTAGATTAGAAGCCCGTCTTGAGCAGAACGAGGCGGATAAGAAGCAAGGCGAAATCAACGAGCAGGAGTGGCGTGAGGCTCTAAAGAAGTGGCAACAAGACTTCGTAAAGAACCACGCTAAAGTTCTAGTAGTTGATAGCATCAACTGCCGTTCATACAACAACACAATAGAAATCCGTTATGAACTGCCTGTTGGATTACAACTTCCTGAAGAACCAAAGCGTGAGTATGTATCAACGCTGGGTGGGTATGAAGTCCAAGAAATAGAGAACGCTATCTCTATTCTCAAGATGACTGATGATGAGTTCGTATCCGCTAACACCTTCAGCAGTATCAGCAAGTATCTCTAAGGAGTAGGTCAGCCCCGCCAGGATCGCTGGTGGGGCCTGGCTTAGATCCGGAGCTGAGATCAAACTTCTGCGCTAGCTTCGGCGGCGCAGAAAGTTTGTGTTGGCCCACCCGCCCCATTTATTCTAGGGAATATAGGGAGGAGATAGCTCAGGTAGTTCTCAGCAAATCGTTATGAAACTGTTATCAAAATATCGTTGTAAATGAGTGTCGTTAGTGGTTCTATGTATCCAATGCCAACACGGGCAGATTACTGATAGGAGTAAAAAATGGGCTTAGACATGTATCTAAGAGCCAACAAGTATGTTAGTGGCTGGAGTTTTACCTCTGATGAGAATAAAGCAGAGATGTCAAAACTCTCTGAAATGTATGGAATAACACCGCATGAAGGCTCACCTAGTGCGGAAGTTAGTTTCACTATTGGCTATTGGCGCAAAGCCAATGCTATTCATGGTTGGTTCGTTCGTGAGTTAGCAGAAGGACGAGATGAGTGCCAGCGTATTTATGTCTCACGCGCCAATCTTGAAACTCTTCGTGCCGAGTGCCTAAAAGCATTAGGCAAGAAACCTGCGCTTGTAGTTCCTGCCGTCTCTTCAACAGTTGCGGTTGATGTGGAAAAAACTGACCCAATGACCGCCATTATGGACATGATGAAGGTTCAAGCGCATGCTCACGAGTTCAATGATGAAACTGATACTGACCCTCTGCGTCCAATAAAGGGTTTCTTCTTCGGCGGAACCGAAAAAGATGAGTGGTATTACGAGGACTTGAAAGATACTGTAAAAATCTGTGACGAGGCGCTCGCTATGGGCGAGGAGTGGTCGTTCGAATACTATGCTAGTTGGTAGTAGATCTACGGTGAGGGGTGGGCGCAAGCCCACCTCTTGCTATTACTATGATAGTGAAGCTGGTGAGTGGATTATCATCTGCGCCAGCTGTCGCAAGCATGTGAGCTACGCGCCGACTTTGAGGATCGCGAAAAAGCTTCGGCTCGCCCACACCAGACGCGAGTGCTGTGGCGGATACTAAACAGAGCTGGCTTCGGCCAGCTTTGTTTGTGTTGGCCCACCCTCCCCGTTACTCTAGGGAGTATATATAAGAGAGTCGATCTAGAAACGTTATCAAATCGTTATCAAAATGTGCTATGGATCCTGGAAGTACTGTGGTTGAATGAGGCACCAACTAGAAAAGGAGTTTAAGGTGAGTGAAGACGGAAAAATCACTTATCGATTCATGACCGGGACCTGGTACGACGTGACCATCCCGGCTGATAAGAAAGATGATCCGGCATATCAACCGGAAGAGATATATGAAGCTTACTGGGCATTCCCATCAGAGCTTCCAGCTGATGTGGACGTAGATGAGTCTGAGGTAGACCATATCTGGGAAGAGGACCTGAAATGACCACTGAAGAGTTATTCAAGCTACGTGAGCAGCAGATCCTGGCTGTGCGCCGGGTCGATGAGGATGACTATGACAATCCCATCATCCATGCAGAGAGCGGCCCTAATCGATATCAGAGCATCACCTGGTTCTTTCCCGATCCGGAATGCGACGGGGTTAGGGTTGAGGAGGACCTTGACCTGCATACTAAAAGAGTCTTCTACTTTGGTGTGGACGGTGAGGAGACCGAGTTGACCGAGGGTGTTATGCACGACTGGGCAATCGATCTATTTGACCGCGACTAGCTAGACTTCCGCGACCCAGAGACCCTATCACTCTGGGCTCGCGGGTTTGTGTTGGCCCGCCCTCCCCATTCTATTCTAGGGAATATATATAAAGAGAGCACCGATCCGGAAAGTCCAGGGCTAGCTCCCGGATAATCGTTATCAAACTGTTATCAAAATGTGCAGCGTTTTAGATCGGTGAAGCGTTAGAGTCAGAGCACTGAGTTAGCAAAGGGCTATCCAGTAAATGATAGGAGAATGAGATGCCAAACTGGTGTTTCAATACAGTTACCATCAAAGGTGACAAAGAAGAGATAAAGAGAGTAAGGGAACAACTAAGCAAGCCATTCCAAATGCCTAATAGGGATTGGAAGACTGATGAAGTCACAATCGAGAATATCAATCCTGTGTTCTCATTCTGGAATATCGTGAGAGTTCCTGAAGATAAGTTAGATGAATACCATTCTGTCCATGGATTCTCTAATGGTGAGCAAACTGGTAATACTGAATACAACTGGTATAACTGGAATATCCGCGAATGGGGCACGAAGTGGGATGTAGCCACAGAGGCTTTCATTGCAGATGAAGGTGATGATTATGTCGTCTATAGTTTCAATACAGCATGGTCACCTCCAGCATATGCGCTGAATGCGCTGTCTGCTCAATACCCAACCTTGGAAATCATGAATGAATGGGAAGAAGAGCAAGGCTTTGGTTCTACCATGCTTCATAAGAACGGCGA